AAATAAAAGTCAGAATAGGTGCTGCTTTACAGGATATTGAGTTCAAAGAACCAAATAACTCATATGAAATTGGTGATATTATCAAACTTCAGTCATTAGGAGTAGAATCTAAGATTGAAAAGGCATCAAATTTCACTTATAACATCAAAACTAACTGGGAAATTGCTGAAATTCAAATTATTGACGAAGAACAAAGAAAATATACCCTTTTTACCTTTGATGAGCAATATTTAAGAATAGGACATAAGATTATTTTAACAAGTCGTGACTCAATACCTGTTGTAGTTACTGGAACAGTGTCTCAAGTTACCTCTGCAACCTCTTTTGAGGTCTTATTATCAGATGTCATCTCATTACAAAGAACTTGGGACTTTGAAAATCAAATTTTAAAGGGAAATTCATCAAAATATCCATATTTGAGTGATTTTATTGCAAACACACAAAACAGTTATATATTAACTGATACAAAGGATGTTTTAGTTGCCTCCAACTCACTTCCTAACTATGCAAATAAGGAAACTAACCCATATGATAGAAAAATTACCTTTACTGGTAGGTTAGTTAGCTCAGAAAATATACCTTTAACCACTACAACAGATCATGGATTCTATACAGGTGATGCAATTTACTATAAAGCAGGTATAACCAATGTTCAGAGTGTAACTGCTGATGGTATAGCAGTAAATGCACCAGTTGAAAGCAGATTTAACAATGTAGATGATGGTATCTACTATGCAAGAAGACTTGATGCCAATAGTGTTAAACTAGCACGTAGTAAGGGTGACTTATATGCAGATAGGTATGTTGAGTTTACTGGTGATGTTACTGATAATGAATTTATATACTTTGATTATTACCAAAAGAGATTAGAACCTCAAGAATTGGTTAGACAAATACTTCCTCCCAATAATGAGAGTGGTGTTTATGAAACTGAACCAGGATTTACTGGTATTCTTAATAATGGTGTTGAAGTTCTAAACTATAAGTCTCAAAATAGCACTATTTACTATGGTGATGTTTTATCTTTTCAAGTAAAGAGAGGTGGATATAATTATGATGTAGTCAATCCTCCCTTACTGGTGGTAAATGACACTGTTGGAACTGGAGCTACTGGAATTGTCGCAACAGAGGGTGCATTTGAAAGAATAGAGGTAATTGATCAAGGATATGACTATGTTGATACACCAACTGTCTCTATAACAGGTGGTAATCCTACTTCTGATGCAGAAGCAGAAGTAAATATGGTTGCAATAAACCATATACTTCCTTTTAACAGTGGAGAGGAGTCTGCTGGTAATAATGGTGTTAATTTGTCAAGTGATACTATTGGATTTACTACTTTTCATAAATTTAGAGATGCTGAAAGAGTAGTTTATGATAATGGGGGTCAAACTAATGTTGGTGGAATGGTTACTGATTCATCATATTATGTTTCAGTAGTAGATAACTTTAAAATTCAACTTCATAACACTGAATCAGATGCTATTAGTGGAAGTAGTCCCATTGACTTGACTTCCTATGGAGTTGGAAGACAATTTATCAGAGCGTTTGAAGTAAAGAGAGTTGTTTCTAGTGTAACTGTTACTAATCCTGGTAGTGGATATCAAAACAAGAAAAGAACCATTGGATCTGCAGGTATTATAACTGCTACAGATTCTATCAGTATCACAAATCATGGATATTTTGATAAAGAGGTAATTAGATACACTGCACCTACAACAGGTGACTCAGTTACTGGTTTAGCAGAAAATAAAGATTACTATGTTATAAAATTAAGTGATAATGAGTTTTCTTTGTCTGAAGTTGGAATTGGATCAACAGGAGTTGACTATTACTACAATAATAAAATATTTGCTAAGTTAACAAAAACAGGTGGTGGATCATTTAACTATAAACCAATAACTGTAACTGTTAATGGTACTGTTGGTGTTTCAACCAGAGCTGGAGGACAAGATTTTAATGCTGTATTGCAACCAATTGTAAGAGGGCAAGTATCATCTGTTGATTTAACCCTTGCAGGTGTTGGATATGGTGCTTCTGAGATAATTAACTTTAATAGACAACCAGTTATTACCTTTGAGAATGGAGAATCTGCTCAAGCAAAACCAGTTATTAATAATGGTCAAATTGATAGTATTTTACTTCAAAATTCAGGTAGAAATTATTGGGCACCACCTGATGTCACAATTGAGAGTGACACAGGAAACTTTGCTCAATTAACTGCTATAACAGATCCAACTACTGGAAGAATAAATGAAATTAAAGTGATAAAAGGTGGTGCAGGATATATTGATGGTTCAACTAATATTATAATAACTGCACCAGGTTTAACTGCTCAAGTAGAAGCACAGATTCATCCATGGCAGATAAATTTATTTGAAAGAAACCTCATAAACATAGGTAGTGATGATGGTTTTGTAGAAGAAAATGCAGATCACACATCTTTACAATATGGACACCTTTATGCACCTCGTCCATTAAGAGAAGCAACATATGCTATATCTGGAGAGGCAGAAGATAATACTCTGTATGGCACCCCAGATCTAGTCAGAGATGCTGAATCAGGTGTTGAGGTGTCTAGTGTCAATCACTCACCAATTCTTGGTTGGGCACATGATGGGCATCCAATATATGGACCTTATGCATTTACTAATAATGATGGTAGTGGATCTATTGTTGAGATGAAGTCTGGTTATGAGTTAAAACCAAATGAAACAAATAGACCACCACTTTCTCTATATCCAGCTGGATTTTTCACAGAAGATTATCAGTTTATTGGAAATGGTGATTTAGATAAACACAATGGTAGATTTGCTATAACACCAGATTATCCAAAAGGAATCTATGCTTATCATTCTACAATAAGTGCACAAAATGATGCCACAGGTCCTTTTGAAGGATTTAGAAGACCATCATTTCCTTACTTTATAGGAGCAACTTACAAATCCAAACCTAACCCCTTTAATTTGGGTATTGAGTCTATTCAATCCAAATATGATATTATCAGCAATGGTTGGGTAAGGAATACAAGAGACTATCATACTAACTCTGCAAGAAGTGGATATGATTATATCTTTAATTCTAATGATGTAAGAAAACAAACATTAGAAATTAGTGAAGTTACTCTAGGTGAAGTTAATAAGATAGGAATCACCACAGGAGGAACAAATTATAAAGTAGATGATGAAGTTGTTTTTGACAATACAGGAACTGGTGGTGTAAATGCACAAGCTCTTGTAAAAAGAGTTGGTGGACAAGAAATTAATACAATTAGTCTTGCAACAACAAGTTTCTCCAATGTTGAATTTGTTCCAAATAGATCAGCAAATTCTTTTGTTGGTGTTGTAACTGCTCCTCATAATTTAGTTAATCAAAATATCATAAGAGTAAGTGGATTATCAACTAATGTCAGTGGATTCTCTGCAGGATATACTGTTGGTGTTGCTAGTGAGGCTTTACTATTAACAACTGATATGGTTGCTCAAACTGGAGTTGAATTTATTGGAGTTACTGGTAATTTAGAAAGATCATTCTTGAGAGAAAATGATATTTTAGCAATTGATTATGAAAGAGTAAAAGTTTTAAATATCTTACCTGAAAAGGGAGAACTTCGTATATTAAGAGCAGTTGATGGTACTACAGCAGGTGTTCATACTAATAGTGGTATCTTGTATGAAGATCCTAGAAAGTTCTTCTTTAATACTGGTGTTGGTATACAAACAACCAAAACCTTTAGACTTAATAGAGAATTCTACTTTGATCCTATAAATGTTGTTGGAACAGGAACTGCAAGAGGTGTTGGTATAGGAACCACAATTACATTTACAGATGTAGTATCAACAGGAATAACAGAGGCATTTGTTCGCACACAAAACCTATGGTTCCAAGAGCATGATTTTAGATTGAATGATGAGATTGTTTATAAAGCAAATGGTGGAACACCTATTTTAGTATGGACAGGAGTTAGTGGTAATCCATATGTAAACTTAGATACATTCTCAAATTTATTTGCTGTTCCTATATCTGAGAATACAATAGGTATAGCAACAGGTAAAGTTGGTCTTGGTAGTGATACAGATGGATATTATGTTGGTGTGAATAGCACTGCAGTCCCATCAACTCTATATTTTGTAAACACTGGTGTAGGTAATACACATAGTTTTAAAACTAGATTCACTGATGTAATTAGTGGAAAGATAACACAAAATGTAGTTACTGTATCTACATCTTCAACTCATCAATTAACAAAAAATGACACTGTATTTGTTTCAGTAAAACCAACAAATATTAAAACTGTAGAGGTTAAGTACAATGAATTTAATAGAAGAATAGTTTTTGACTCTCAAGACTTTGTTGCTGGTGATATTGATTTATCTTTAAACACAATAGCAGTTACAGAGGGTGTATTTAATCTTGGTGATAAAGTAATTCACACAGCATCATCACCTGCAGGTGGATTAGTAAATGAAAAAATGTATTATGTCATATTCTATGATGAGAGAAACATAAGACTAGTTGAAGAAAGAACTGAATTACAATCAAAAAATCCAAAGTTTGTAACTATAACAAGCACCAGTGCTGGTACTTTATCCAAAGTTAATCCACCTTTACTTCTTAGAAAAAATCAACAACTTAAGTTTGATGTATCAGACTCATCATTATCATTTACTGATGATGGAACAACTTATTCTGCATTTAAACTTGAGTTTTTTAGAGATAAAGAATACCAAGATGAGTTTATAACCACACAACAAAATGATGCCTATGAAGTTCAATCTTCAGGAAGAATAGGTATTGATTCAGATGCTATTGTCACATTATCCATAACAGATGATGTTCCTCCTTTATTATTCTATAAGTTTAGTCCTAATAATATAGACAGAATTACTGCCATTAAAAATGAGATAAAAATTGATACCACTGTCCCCCAATTCAATCAAATTAATATCAAACCAACTTATTATGATGGCAATTACCAAGTTACTGGTATAGGAACTACAAGTTTTATATACAATATTCCATTTACTCCTGATATTACTCAGTATACTCCAACTGTTGCTGATTTAAGTTATGAAACAACATCCAAGACTGCTCAAGGTGCAATAGTTGACTTTAGGTTAAAGAGTGGTGGTCAGAACTATAAATTACCACCCACAATTACTGGTGTCTCTGTTGGATCAACAATTAGATCTGGAATAGGAAGTGGTGCTATATTAGTTGCTCAAACATCATCTATTGGTCAGATA